CCCAGCAGCCACCGTTGAGGGTAATGCGAGCCCCGAAAAGTCGCACGTGGGTGGATCATGGGCATAGTGAACAGGGCCGGCTGGGCATGACGATCGCGACGAATTTCGATGATGTCCTTGGGCAGCTTCAGGCTATCGGCCTGCTGGTGATGCCAGGCGACATCGAGATCGGGAAAAAAAAACGATGCCGGGTGAAGGACCTGGGGCCGGAAAAGCGCGGCTGGTTTCACCTTCATGAAGTTTCGACCTACGACGGGCAAGAAATCGTCCTGATTGGCGCGTTCGGCTATTCGGTCGGTGCAGAGCATTTTGTCCACAAGGTAAGTCTCAAACGAGACGACACCAGAAAGTTTTCCACAGAGCAAATATCCGCTTGGCGTGAAATGTACGCCAAAGCCCGCGCGGCCGCCGATGCAGAAGCCAGGCAGGCGGCCGAGGCCGCCGGAATTGCGGCAAGAAAACGCTGGGAATCCGCCGAGAATGCCGTCACCAGCCCTTACCTCGAACGGAAGTGCATAGCCGCCCACGGCGTCCGCATCGATCCGGAAGACCAGACGCTGCTCATCCCGGTCATGGACGTGACCAGCCGGTTCTGTGGCCTGCAGCTCATCTATTCCGATCCGGCCGTCATCAAGGAAAAAAAACGCGACAAGGATGTCTGGCCGCTTGGTGTAGTGATGACTGGGCACTTCTACCTGATTGGCGGCATCCCAAGAACCATCCTCCTGATCGCCGAAGGATTCGCCACCGCCGCAACACTGCACCAGGCGACCGGGCTACCGGTTGCCGTTGCCTACTTCGCCGGCAATCTGCTGAGCGTCGCACAAGCGTTGTCGAAAGCTTACCGAAACGTCAAAATCCTCTTCTGCGCTGACGACGACTACCTGCCGACCAAGACCGGAGCCCCAAACCACGCCGGCGAAATCGCCGCCAGAACCGCCGCCGCAGCTGTCGGCGGAAGCTTCATTCTTCCGGTCTTCGCTGCCGAACGGCCGACCGACCGCAAAGGCCCCACCGATTTCAACGATTTGCACACCCTGGAAGGGCTGCACGTCGTCCGCTCCCAGTTAGATGCCCACCTGTCGGCATTGGGCTGGCTGGATTTGAAAAAAGCATGCGCGAAAGAGATCCCGCATGGGGAGGGGGGGAAAAAGCGCCGGCCTGACGCCGCCAGCATTCTCGACCTAGATACCCTCGTCGAAAGATTTCTCCCGATCGACGACGGAAGCGGAGAAAGCCTATTCGACACCTGGACCAAGCGCATGGTCCACAAAAAGCAGATGATCGCCCTATTGCCCGCAGGCGTCCGAGCCGACGACATCAAGCGTCATCCCGAATGGATTGCCCGCGGCGCCTACTACGTTGACGAAATCGGATTCGATCCGGCCGGCACCGACGAAAACATCAAGCTCAACACCTGGCAAGGCTGGCCCATGGCACCCAAAAAGGGCAACTGCCAGCGGCTCATCGAACTGATCGACTACCTCTGCAGCAACGACGAAACCCCCTGCGCCCTCAGTCACTGGCTGCAATGCTGGATGGCCTACCCGCTCCAGAATCCAGGCGCCAAGATGAGCACAGCGGTGATCATGCACGGCCCGCAAGGCACCGGGAAAAGCACAGTTTTCCAGGCCCTGGTCGAAATCTACGGGGATTACGCCACCGTGCTCAACCAGCGCGGGCTCGAAGACAAATTTAACGCCGACTGGACGGACAGCAAGCTGTTCATCCTGGCCGAGGAGGTCGTGAACCGGCAAGAAATGTGGCACATCAAAGGCGAGCTTAAAGAACTCGTCACGGGATCATGGGTGCGGGTCCGGGACCTGCACCGAACGGCCTACCGGCAGCGCAACCACATCAATCTGGTGTTCCTGTCCAACGAGGACCAACCCCTGCCGCTCGACAACGACGACCGCCGCCACCTCGTCATCTACACCCCGCCAGAACAGCCCGAGAAATACTACGATCTGATCCAGGAGGAACTCATGAACGGCGGCATAGCCGCCTTCTATGACCACCTGCTGAACCTCGACACCACCGGATTCCACCCCAAAAAACGCCCCCCCATGACCGTCGCCAAGTCGCACCTGTTGCGGCTGTCGCTGCCATCAGAACGTCGGTTTGCAGAAGACTGGATCAACGGAGAACTGGAACTTCCCGTCATCCCCTGCTTATCCACCGACCTGTACAGCGCATACCTGAGATGGTGCCGGACAAACGGAGAAAGTCGACCGAGAACCAGCGAGCAGTTCTACTCCTCGATCCAGCACCTACCTGGCTGGGACAAGCGAAAAACCCGCGTCTACGCCTCGCCGACCTCGGCCGAAACCACTCCAAAGCCTATCGTCTATCCGCCCATGGAATCCATTGTCGCAAATGGCACCGTTCGGCCGACAGACGCCAGTGACACCCGCTGGCAAACTGACTGCTGCGCCCGGTTCTCTGCGGCGATCAACAAGGAAGCAGAAAAATGAGCTTGTTCCGGGCAAAAAAACCTTTGTTCCGGGTACCCGGAACAGCCAAAAGCCGCATGAATACAGGGTTGTTCCGGGTGTTCCGGGTGTTCCGGCCTGACGCGCGTATACGCGAGCGCGTTTTTCCCGCGCGCGCGCCTCAAAAAGATTTCTCGCGCGTATACGTAAAAGTACCCGGAACACCCGGAACAGCCAGTATCCATGCGGCTTTCGCCCGGAACAGTTGCCCGGAACACACCCGGAACACCCGGAACAGAACCCAATGACCAAGTCCCTGCGGATCGCCATGCCGCTGGTCACTGAGTTCCTCGACGCGCTGCGAGAAACCGGATTTTTCCATCGGCAACAGATCAACGAAAGCATCAAAGCCGGGATCGACGGCCAGCCTGTTTTCTGGGCCAAGGAGAACGGCCTGGAAGTTGGAACGCGGTTTCAGATCGATCCAGAAAAAGCGATATCGGGCTCCGACCTGTACCTTGAAACGAAAAAGAAAGCGATCAAGCCATGACCACCGTCACCCAAGCCGAACTCGCCCGCAATCTCGGCGTCTCGCGCAGCTACGTTACGGCCCTGAAAGCGGCCGATCGCCTGGTGATCTCCGATGATGGCTCAGGAATCGAGCTAGAAGCCTCTCTGGCGCGAATCGACGCCACGCGCGACCCACAACGTGTCGACGTATCCGAACGCCACGCCAGCGCGCGCGCAGGCACGCTCCTGAAGGCATCCCAAGCTAATCCGGAAGAAAACAAACCGCCTCCAGCCCCACCGGCGGAGCGGGGGGACCCCAACAGCTATCAAGCCGCACGGGCAATCAAAGAAATCTACGCCGCAAAAACTGCGCGCATGGAATACGAGCGCTCCATTGGCCAGCTGCTCGATCGTCAGGCCGTTGAAAACGCCGTCGAGGACACTATGACCGTCGTCCGCCAGCATCTCGAACAAATGCCAAACCGCCTCTCCCCGCAAATCATCGGCCAGCCGCTGGACACCGTTCGAGCCACCATCAAACGCGAAGTCCACGCCACCCTCACAGAAATGGTACGCGAGTTCAAAGCCCGCCTGCAGGAACTCACCCCATGACCACCATCCAGGTGAAAATCGACGGAATCGACGCGACGCTGGCCGCGCTTTCATCCGGAGCAAAGCAAATCCCATTCGCCGCGGCCCGCGCGTTGACGGTCACCGCGCATACCGTCCATGCCGAAATCAAGAAAGAGCTTGGCGCCGGAATACAAGGAGGGCCCACCCCCTACACTCTGCGCGCATTCAAGGTCCAGGCGGCCACCGTCGCCACGCTCACGGCCAGCGTAGATCTGCGCACCGACGCCCCGCAAGGCGGCACCCCCTACGAGCAAGCCATTGCCCATCTGTTCCACGGCGGCGTTCGCCGATTCAAGCGTCTCGAGGGGCTATTGCGCGATCGCGGCCTGATCCCCGCAAACATGCAGATCGCACCAGGGAAAAAGCTCCCGCTCGACCGCCGAGGAAACCCAAAGCTCACCGAACTCAAGGAGATGGTCGGAATCCTCAGCTCCGGAATCCGGAATCTCCAGACCTACCGGCGCGCAGGAAAATCGAAAGAAACCAAAGCCCTCGGATTTTTCGTCATCCTACCAGGCGCCCCCGCTTCCCGCTGGCTGCACCCCGGCATCTGGCGGCGCATCCGTAGCGGAAATGGCAGCGTGATCGAACCCTGGTTCATGTACGTCGCCCCGCCGCCTTACCAGCAACAGTTCGATCTCGACAAGATCGCCCATACCGTCGTCGGAAAAGTTTGGGAAAAAACCATGACAGAATCTCTCGTCCGGGCAATGGCCACAGCTAAGTAGATGATATGGAAAAACCTTTGACAAATATGCCAAACGATGCAATTCAGGGGCCACGCAGCGGTCCCGCTGGAATGAAGGGTTGGTGATCATGAGCACAAGACAATGGGAATGCAGTACAGACCCTGACGACAAGAGCGGGGTCGCTGTGATTATTGTTCGTGGGAAAGAATTTCGCATCAAGCTAGAAAGTTTCAGTGACTTCCTAGACATAGGTCTGGCGCTGGAGGCTGAATTCAAACTCGGACGCGAGACGGCAGCGGATGAACTAAACCGGCTCATTGGAAATATGTTCAGAGATAAGTTTGGTGGTCCCTACGCATAGGTAACGGGCCGAGCCGGCGCAGCCGGCGAAGGTCCGCGTTGAGCGCCGTGTTTGGCGGCGCGGTTGATCGGAGAGAAAGAATGCCTTGGTACACGACAGCAGACACTAAGCGCGATGCAGAACGCGCAGGGCGCCCAGATTGGGCAAAGGTCGGCGACATGCTGACACCGATACCGTTTTGGAATGCCAGCGAGGGGCAGAAGCGGAACCATCTGCCGGCGAAGGCTGAGGTTTTGGACGTGATCCCGGCGCGCTCGCAAAGCGGGGTGCTGTACCGCGTGAAAACACTCGGCGGAGACTTTCGCGACCTAGACGCTGCGTGGTTTGAGCCGCCCAACGCCTGAATTGAGGCGCCTTCGCGGCTTTTTGCGAAGGTCGCCTCGAATGAAAAGTTAGGGGCCACGCGCCCCGGAAAGGAACAGAAGTGATTAACGCGATACAACTGCTGAAGATGGAGGCGCAAGCACGGCGCAGCATGACAACGCCGAACGCGCACACCATCACAGAATACGCGGCGGCTGAGAATGCCAAGCTGGCCGACGAATACGAGTTCGCCGCCGAGGCCCTGCGGAAGCTACACAACGAAGGCTTCAACGAGGGCGTGCTGGCGGGGCTGAAGGCGCTGGCCGAAAGCTGCAAGGCGCGAAGGGAACGGAAGGCCCCTAACGGCGAGGTGAGGGGCGAGAGCCGGCTTGCCGGCGAAGCGTCCAGCGCCGAAGGCGCGACCTCGACCGTGATGTTAGGTGTAAAGGAGAAGTGATGGACTCTGACATTCTTGATGGGATCGCCCGTGTTCGTGTGGCGTTCTTGGCGGCAAACCTCAAGCCACCCACAACGATTTTTCTTGAGTCACATGAGGAAGGAATGCGCTTCCTCTCGGCGGTTCGGCAAACCAGCCAATGGGTTGTCGTGATCGGTAGCCCGGACCTCGGGCGGCCGGTTGAAATGGCGGATGGATCTGCGTGGATGGAGGTAACTGTGCTGGGCATCGCGGTGCGGTGGCCGGCGAACAGAACAGCGACGCCTGACGGATCGTGGTCTTACACCTAACACGAAGTAGACACCTGATTAGGTGCATAACGCAAATAGGGGAACGAAATGCAAATAGGTTACGACCCGCGGTTCCGCATCGCTCGGCATGAAAGCACCTAACACAAAATGAACCAAACCGCCGCTTCCACCATCTCCCTGCGGGCCGCAGAGCGCGCATTTCGTCCAAAGGAGAATCTCTTTGTCTCCGAATGGGCGGATGCAAACCGCATTCTGGCAAGAGAAGGAAGCGCCGAACCCGGCAAATGGGAAACCTCGCGCACCCCCTATCTGCGCGAAATCATGGACCACCTCAGCGAAGACTCCCCAACCAGCACCATCCCGTTCATGAAATGCAGCCAGTCCGGGGGGACAGAAGTCGGAAGCAACTGGCTAGGCTACATCATGGACCACGCCAAAGGTCCCTGCGCCGTAATCATGCCCACCGAGAAAAGCCTCGGGGACTGGATGAGCCAAAAATTCGACCCGATGGCCACCAGCACCCCGGCGGTCGCCAACGTCCTGAAAGGGCGCAGCAACAAATCGTCCGATAACAACGCCGCGCGCAAGCGCTTCACCGGCGGAATCCTCTACACCAAAACCGCAGGAAGCACCGCCGAACTCAAAAGCACCTCGCTGCGCTACGCAATCGCAGACGAGGTCGACGAATACGACTGGCAAAACCTCCAGGGTGACCCTCTCGGGCTGCTCGAAGCGCGCCTGACCGCGTTTCACGACTCCAAGCTCTTCGTCCCGTCGTCGCCCACGATCACGGACGCCAGCCGGATCGAGCAGCTCTTCCTCGCCGGAGACCGGCGCCGGTATCACGTGCCCTGCCCACACTGCGACGAACTCCAGTGGCTCAAATGGGCGAATTTACGCTGGACCCGCCACCCCCAAAACGACAAGCTGGTCAGCGCCGTATGGTATGTCTGCGAACACTGCGGATCGGAAATTCAAGAACAGCACAAGTCCATCATGCTCCCAGAAATCGGCCACGGCGGCCGGGCACGATGGATCCCAGAAATCGAAACGCCTACCCCGCATCCATCCTGGCATATCAACGCCCTCTATATGCCCATGGGCCTGGGAAAATCCTGGAAACAGCTCGCCGAACAATGGCTTGCCGCGCAGGGGCAGCCAGAAAAGCTCATGGTATTCGTCAATACAAGGCTAGGGGAAACCTATTCAAACCGGACGAAAGAAGTAAAGCAAAGCGCCCTGAAATCCCGTGCCGAGCCCTACGCGCTGCGCACCGTCCCGCCAGGAGCCCTCATCCTGACCGCGGCCGTAGATACCCAAGATGACCGCCTGGAAGTCCAGGTGCTGGGCCACGGCAAAGGCGGCAAGACCTGGGTGATCGACTACCACATCATCGAAGGCAGCCCGGCCACAGAATCCGTATGGGAGCGACTGCATGCCTACCTCCTCCAGACATTCCCAAACGCCTACGGCCGAAACCTGTCCATCGAAGCCACGGCCATCGACTCGGGCGGACACCACACTCACAACGTCTACAATTTTGTCAGGAACGCAAAACACACGCTCAGACGCGTGATTGCCATCAAAGGAAGCAACACCCCAAGCCGGAAAATTCTTGGTCTAGGAACCCCGCAAGACGTGACCTATCGGGGCAAAACGACCAAGCACGGCGTGCTGCTCTACCTCGTCGGGACCGACACCGCGAAAGACCTCCTGTACTCCCGCCTGATCGACGACGCCACCCAGGCAGAGCCCGACCGGAAAGTTCGCTTTTCGATCGACCTCGAAGACAGCTATTACGATCAACTCACCGCCGAGACCTACGACCCCCGCCTCAAGCGGTGGGTGCTCAAAAAAGGGCGCCGCAATGAAGCGCTCGACACTTGGGTATACGCCGTAGCCGCCAGCCATCACCCGGAACTGCAAATCCACCGATGGACCGCAGCCCAATGGGATGCGAAATCCATGCAAGTTGAAAAACAAAAGCCAGAAGAAAAAGCCACGCAAATGGAAAACAAGATCCCGGCCACGCCCCAACCCATCACAACCCCACCGGCCAAGAAGCCCATCATTCCGATCCGCAAAACGACCAAACTGATTGGCTGGTAGCGCATGGACCTGCTCTCATTTGCCCTCGACCTCGTAGCGGCCGAAATCGGGATAGAGCGCGACAGACTCAGACCGCTAGAGCGGAAAATCCGACATGAACAGGGCGGAGACCGGCACTACATCGCCAGTGTGGCCGCGCTCGATTGCCAGGAGCTTCACGCCGCCGTCCGTGCCGGCCTCGCGTCCGGCCTATCGGCGGCCGCCGCCGCCGAACGGTTTGGCGTGAGCCGGCAGCATGTCTACCGGATCGCCAAGAAATGAAAAAGCCGCCCTTGGGCGGATTTTGGTCTGCCTGTTCGGCAGTGGTGGAATCCAACGTTCAGGTACTATTTCTGAGAAATTGTCAAGCTTTTCCTCGTTTTAAGCAAAAAAAGTTCCCAGTATCCGCTTGGGATCATCGTTTTGCGGGAGGTTTGCCCCTCCCAACGCTGCCAGGTGATGGTCGTGACGCCGATCAGCTCGGCGGCTTCCCTCGCGGAAAGCCCGGCTTCCTCGCGGGCAGCGCGGAGGGCCTTGGCGTCTGGTTGATCAGCAATCAATGCCACCGCTCCTTACTGCACGCGGCCAGCGTCGCGGAGGACGATGCCGAAACGGCGATCTTGGTGCATTTCGCGCAGGGTATCCAGCTCGTCGCCTTCGCGGATCATGTGGGCGTATTTGACGGGGATAATGAATTTGCCGACAAAGGCGCCCTGGACGTAGGCGCCGTATCCTTCGGAAAAGCCGTCGAAGGAGAAGATTACTGATTTGGCGGTGGTGGTTTTGGTCATGGACATTTTCTCTCTCCTTGTGAGTTGGGCAGGATTGCCTGACAAGCCATCTCGTGAGAAATGGCTTGGCGCGGGGCCTGCTCAGTCGATATTCCACAGAACCCACTGTTTCCCCGGTTCTGATCCGGAGTCGTCGAACCTTACAGCTCCAGCAAATTGTAGGATCTCATTCCCGCCCCACTCGCTCCATGGCTCGTCGCCGTACATATCCTCGTGGACTTGCTCGTCGCACTCCCATGCGAGCATGGCGTACCCTTTGCCATCGATGACGGACCAGTATCCTGGAGAAGTTTTGGCCAAGCCGCTTTTTGCGATGGCGGATTCAAGGGCTTCTATCAGTTCGTTCTTGGTCATGTTCATTTTCTATCTCCTTGATTATGGGCTTGCGATGTGCTGCCCTGATGTGTGTATTATATCCACCGGATATAAATTGTCAAGCCCTTTCTGAAGATTTTTCCCCCTCACCTCATGACACCATAATTTGTCACCCCCCTCGCCTTATCCAGGTGACAGCCGCCGCGTAAAAAGGCGGCATGAGTCCTCCCATTCCCCAATCGGTCCCATCCGTATTCCGTGCCGGCGACACCGCCCTCTGGCGCCGCACGCTCTCGGACTACCCGGCCGGCGATGGATGGACGCTGGATTACCTCCTCGTCCAGCCCTCCCGGCAAATCACCCTGACGGCCACCGCAGACGGCGATAGCCACCTAATCGAGATCGCCGCCAGCACCACGCAGACCTGGACGCCTGGTAGTTATTCCTGGCAAGAGCGCGCCAGCAAAGCCGGAAAGATCCACACCACAGCGACCGGCACGCTGCAAATCCAGCCCAGTTTTGCCGCCGCCACTCTCGGGCTCGACGCCCGCACGCACGCGCAGAAAACGCTGGACGCCCTCGAGGCCTGGATCGAATCGCGCGACCTAGGCGTCGCCGAATACCAGATCGCCGGCCGGCAACTCAAAACCATCCCGATTCCCGACCTGCTCCTGCTGCGCGACCGCTACCGCCGCGAAGTGCGCGAAACGACCGGCCCGAAAAAATCCGGGCGCGTCCAGCTGAGGTTTTGATGCTCACAAATCTGCGCAGCAAACTGCGCCATCTATTCCGCAAAACCCCGCCCCAGACCGCGACCGCGAAACGCGGTTTCGCCGCTGCTCAGCTCAATCGGCTGACCGATAGCTGGCGAATGACGGCCGAACGAATCGACGACGAGCTTCGAAACGACCTTGACGCCTTGCGTAGCCGATCGCGCAAGCTCGAATTCGACAACGATTTCATGCGCAACTATCTGGAGATCTCCGAGACCAACATTGTCGGCGAAACCGCCCCGCGCCTGATTTCGCTTGTCGACAACGCTCCCGGAAATCCGGACACCGGCGCGCGCACCGCCATCACCAAAAGCTGGCTGGAGTGGGGCAAGCCCGGCGTCTGCGAAATCTCCGGCGCCTACTCCTGGACCGGACTCTGCCAGGCCATCGTGCGCGGCACCGCACGCGACGGGGAAGCCCTGGTCCTGCCCAAATATGGCCCCGCCGCCGGAAACAAATGGGGGTTCGCCCTGCAGCTGCTCGACGTCGACCGCCTGGCGACATGGCTCAACCGCGAGGCCGATGGACACCAGAACGCCATCGTCGCCGGCGTCGAAGTCAGCCAAGAAGGGCGCCCGGTCGCGTACCACTTCACGACAGGCCGGATGACCGCGGCCCGCGCGCGCAGTACGGATCGCATTCCGGCCAATGCCGTGCTCCACAGGTTTCTTCCGCAGCGCCCCGAACAACGGCGCGGCATCCCCTGGGGGCATGCCGCCATCCTCAGCATGTATTACGCGGGCGAATTCGCCCTCTCGGCCCTGGTCGCGGCCAAGCACGGGGCAGACCACCTCGGATTTTTCGTCAGCCCGGACGGCAACGCCCCGCCAATAGGCGAAGCCACCACCGACGAAGCTGGCCAGGAAGGCGCCCGCATCGTCACCAGCGCCCCAGGCACCTGGGACACCATCCCGACCGGCTACGATGTCCGGGTACCAGAAAGCAAATACCCCAATGAGGTATTCGGTCCATTCCTGAAAATCGCTCATCAGCGAATGGCCAGCGGACTGCCCGGCGCAAGCTATCCAGAGCTCTGCAACGACTACGAAGCCGTCAATTTCTCAAGCATCCGAGCCGCGCTACTGAGCTCAAGAGACGAGTGGAAAAAGCGCCAAAACTGGTTCTGCGCGGCATGGCTCGAACCGATTTTTGCCGACTGGCTACGATTCTCCCTGCTGAATGGCGCCATCCTGCTCGAGAACGGCGCCGCGCTGCCGATCACCAAAGCCGAAAAATTCGCCGCGCACGGCTGGCAGATGCGCGGCTGGGCCTGGGTCGATCCGCTCAAAGATGTCGAGACCGCCCGCGAGGGCATTGCCCTGCGCATCACCTCGCGGTCGCGAATTGCCCGCGAGCAGGGTCGTGACATCGAAGAGATTTTCGACGACCTGCAAACCGAAGAGAAGCTTGCCAAAAAATACGGCATCGATTTGTCGGCCGCCCCAGCAACGCCCCTCCCGCAAAACAAAGAGCCCACCCCATAACCCATCCATCAGGAGAACTACGCCCCATGAAACCGCTTTCCATTATTCGCCAGGCTGTTTTGATTTCGTTCATTTGGCTAGCCAGCCTTCCCCCTGCGATAGCCGGTGCCTTGACCGACTACGCCGAAAACAAGCTGGCCGACGCCCTGTTGCGCGGCCAAACGCTCGGTGCGCCGGCGACCTGGCATATCGGCGTGACCACCGACACCTGCAGCGACTCGAGCGCCGGTACCGAGCCGTCGGGCGGGAGCTATGCGCGCGTCGCCGTGACGGCCGGTATGACCCAATGGTCGGGCACGCAATCCGCGGGCAGCACGGCCGCGTCGAGCGGCACGGGCGGGACCGTCAGCAACAACGCCGCGATCACCTTCCCGGCCAGCTCCGCCGCCTGGGGCAATCTGCAAGCGGTGCGCTGGTATGACGCCTCTTCCGCGGGCAACTCGTGGATCTGCATCAACCTGACGTCTGCCGTCAACGTCACTGGCGCCGGCGTCACCGTCAGTTTCCCTGCCGGTCAACTGCAATTCCAGATCGACAACTAAAAGTACCTCAAGATGACCCCTGAACAGCTCCTCATCGATGGCACAAACGTTCTGCAGTTTTTCCAGGGCGGGGTATCTGTAGGGTCCTATGGGCACTTTCCATTCCATTCCGAGAGGTAAACCATGACTATTATCCTGTCAAAGCCCATTCTCTACGGAGGTATCCAGCTCGAAGAGGGATCCCAACAGAGTTTCCCGAAAGACATCGAATCCGACCTGGTGACCCGGAAATCCGCCGTTTACGTTGTCGAACCAAGTATTTCAACATCCTCGACCGTCACTTCAGACACTGATTCGACCGGCGTTTCCAGACTGTCGACCGGAAATTTCGTGCAGCCCGACATCGAGCCGAAGGCGGCTTTGTCAAGCACCGTTTTCATGTTTCGAAACCCAGTGACACAGGTCACCAGCCTGATTTCAGATCAGCGAGAAATCTACATCCCTACCGAGAAATCCGGCGTTTATCTGGGGGCGTTTTTCGGAAAACGCATCAAAACGCACACATCGGAAACGCTGACCGACCTCGGACTATTCCGTGCCGGGCTGCATACCTGGCACGGCAGCCTGACCAAATCGGGAACCTGGACGAACAGCCCAACCGGGGTTTCCACCGGGGCATTCCAGGCAACCGGGGCAATCTACTCGCAAACGGCTGGCGATACCTGCTCCGGGGCAGTGACCGGGACCGCTGCAGGCATCAGACTCTTCCTGACCAGTAACGGAGGGTACGCCATCGTCGCCATCGACGGCAACTATACGCTGGCCAACAAACTGCCGATTTTCAACAAGGCGGACTATGACGCGGGCCGGTGCCGGGCAACCGACATCGGCAAGCGGTACTACTCTTCCTATTCCTCTGCGCCAACCAGCGACCTGATCTGTCTCGCCGACGATCTGTCTGCCGGGACCCATACCATCACGGTCGAGGCCACCGGAACCAAACCCTCCGCATCTTCCGGCACCCGTGCATGGGTGGAAGGTTTTGCGGGCTGCAATGGAGAAACGCTGGGCAACGCCAACGTCTACGCCGTCCCCGTGCAGTGGATCTATCACGATTTGCTGGCGTGGTCTGCGTTCGATAGCGTCGCTCAATGGGCGCCCAGCGGATCCTCGGATTATCAGTTCCTCGGCAATATTCACGGCGACAACACCCAGTCGAAAGAGGTCACGACCTCATTAAGCTGGACCGTCGGAGCGACCGACCAGACCTCATTGGCCGCCGGCACCTGGGCATCCGGACAAATCATCCGATGCGATCACGTATCCACCCTGGCCCACAAAGTCAACACCGCCTCGACGGTGGCCACAAAAACCCGACACTGGACCATGGCGCCCTCGCGAAAGCTTCCCATCATGTGCGATTGCGGAATTTCATGGGCGACCGCGGGCGCAGTGAACATCGAATATCCGGTCATGCTGCCCATTGGAGAAGTCGTCGGCTGTGCGGAAGGGATGAAACAAGATGCTTTTGCCGCCGTATCAATTGGGCACCTGTATATTCCCATTCCCTACGCGCACGACAATGCAATCACCTATATCGCGACCGATACCTGCAGAATCGTCGCGACCGGAAGAAAGGTCAAGGCCTGGGCAGAGCTGAAAGCAGAAATTCCATATCGTGGTGGGCTATGTGCCTCCTACCAAGGAGCACTACAGGACAGAAACACCAAGGACAAGAAGTTCTACGCCATTTCAGCGTTTGGCCCCACTCCGTATGCCTCCGGAGATGCCCAGCGCTTCGTCATTGGTTGGGGCGCAAAATTGATGTAAATGGAGTTGTCGCTTAACACGCCTTATTGAGGTGACAATCCCCGCGTAAAAAGCGAGTCATGGAGGATTTCATGACTCGCCTTACCCGACAATTCAGCCTCGCTCGATCGCCAGACGCCCCGAAACCGGAAGACCACGCCGACCTGACCCTGTCGATGGCTTTCGCTTCCGATACCCCCTATGAAAGATGGTGGGGGATCGAAGTGCTCGACTGCAACCCCGAATCGGTTCGACTCGACCGCCTCAACGACGGCGCCGCGCTGCTATTCAACCACCGGCTGGACCATCTGCGAGGGCACCATGTGCCCGGATCGGTGATCGCCGACGGGCACACCGTTCGCGGCAATGTCGTGGTCGCCTGGGCGGCCGACGAAGGCAAAACCATTGCCCTGATTACCGGCGGCCACCTCTCCAAGGCGTCGGTCGGATACGAAATCCATGCCGTCATCGAGCAAAGCACCTCGAAGGACGGCAAATCCCTGGAAAGAAAACTTGACGGCCAAGCGTTTGGCCGGGTTCTTTCGCGTTGTCAGCGCGATACCCCCGGCGACTTGGCCGCCTTCCGGCGCGCGCTCGATAGCCACGCCGGCCCCCTGGAGCGGTCTGCGGACAAGCCAACGGTCTATCGCGTCGTCGACTGGGAACCGCTGGAAAACTCGCTCGTGACTGTCCCAGCGGATGCCAGCGTCGGCATCGGCCGGATGGCAAACGACGACCCCGCAACACCTCCCGCAGCGCCGGACAAGCCGGCACCCCTGACCCTCAAGGAGAACCCCCCCATTATGGACACCCCCACCCCGGAACAAATTGCCGCCATCGAGCGCGCGGCCCACGACGCTAGCCTGAAGCGCATTCTGGCGATCGAAGCCATGGCCAAGCAATTCGAAAATTTCGGCGTAGCCGAAATGGCCGCCCAAGCCATTCGCAACGGCATCAGCTCCGAAGATTTTTCGAAGCAGATCCTGGATCACGTCGCCAAAACCGGAACGACCTGGACGCCGGAAATCGGCATGACCAAAAAGGAAATCAAGCAGTTCTCGATCGTGCGCGGCATCTCCGCGATGCTCTCCGGAAACTGGGCCAAAGCCGGTTTGGAGCGCGAAGCCAGCGAAGCGTTTGCCGAAAAGGCCAAGGCCGCCGGCATTTCTCGACAAGCCGAAAATTCCCTGTTCCTCCCGATGGAGGTCCAGAAGCGCGACATGACGGTCGGCACGACCACCGCCGGCGGGCATATGGTCGCCACCGAACTGCGCCCCAACGATTTCATCGAGCTGCTGCGAAATGCCACCCAGCTCAAATCGCTGGGCGCGCGCACCCTTGGCGGGCTGGTCGGAAACGTCGACATCACCAAACAAACCGGCGCCGCCACGGGTTACTGGCTGGCAAACGAAGCGACGGCGATCACCGAAAGTCAGCAGACGATTGGGCTGCTGCAGCTCCGTCCGAAAGTGCTGGGCGCGTACACCGAAATTGCGCGACTGCTTTTGCAGCAGAGCACGCCCGATGCCGACGGATTCGTCATGAATGACCTGGCAAAGGTGCTCGGCCTCTCCCTCGATGCGGCCGGAATCAATACCGGCGGTTCTGGGGCTCCGGTTGGCGTGCTCGGAACCGGATCGATCGGCGCCTTTACCGGCACATCTCTGGGGCTGGCCGCATTGCTCAATGCGCAAGTCGACGTGGCCACCGCCAACGCGCTTTCGCCCCAATGCGCCTACCTCACCACGCCGACCGTCGCCAGCTTGCTCGCTCAGCGGCAGCGTTTTGCGAGCACGGATACGCCGCTGTGGGTCGGCAACATTCTCGAGGGCTCCGTTTTGGGATTCAAGGCGGTGACCACCAACCAGGTGCCAGCGGACACCATGATCTTCGGGGATTGGTCGCAAGTGATCTTTGCCGAATGGGGCGTGCTCGAGCTGGCCGTCAACCCCTACGCCAATTTCTCGGCCGGAATCACGGGCATTCGGGCCTTTCTCACCGCCGATGTCGGCGTCCGCATCCCCGGCGCCTTCTCGGCCGGGAGCACGATCACCTGATGGCCAGGAAGCCCCCCGCCGAGGCTGCCGGAAGCGAAACGCAAGCGCTTCCGGAAGCGCCCGCCCAGCAGCCCGTTCCTGCCGGCATGGTCGAGTGTCTCACGACGCATCCCTGCTGGCAGGACGGGCGGCCGGTCCCCATCGGCACGCCGGTCCTGCTCTCCAAGGCAGACGCGACCTACGCCGAGTCCATTGGCCGCGTTTGCCGCGTCGATCCAGAGGAGAGCTAACGCCATGCGCGCGGAAGACGATAGCACCTTCTACTGCACCGCCGATTTCGGCGAAAACTGCGCTTTCGACGCCGATTATTTCGTCGGCATTCTCGACACGGCAGACAGCCTCGCCTTCGACGCTGCGCCCACCACCACGCACGTTTTGAGCTATGCGCCTGGGCCGGACCTGGCAGCCGGCGATATCGGCACCGTCAGCGGTCTCCGGTTCAAGGTGGCGAGGCCTCCCGAGCAAATCAGCGCCACCGAAATGCGCGTTCAACTTGTCAGGGTGCCCGCATGATTTTCAACAAGGAAGCGGCCGTCATAGAGCACCTCGTCACGACTTGCGCGCCCGGCAGCGTGATCTTGGGCACCCTCGATGCCCTCGATTTCACAGATGACGCCACATCACCGGTCGCCGGCCAAGTCTCTCTGGTGCAGATCCAGAGCGCCGGCAATGTGCGCGGATGCGCCGCCGGCGTTCTTCTGCAATTCGTATTCTCGGTCTATTGCGACATCTTTCGATCCAGCGCCGAGCAGAAAACCGCCGCCGAAACGCTGTTCGAAACCGCCGCCAAGGCGCTGGTGACTTTCGAGCAATCCCCCCAGCAGCACCTGCAAATCACGGATGGACAATCCACGGGATTCGACGGCCGGGTTATCCGGATGTCGATCGGATTTTCCATCCCGACTTACCTGATTTAATGAAAGGGACATCATGACTTCCGCTTACTCCGGCGTCGGGAAAATCTCGGTCGCTTTGTACTCCGACGCCGCCACCTTCAAAGGGCGGAAATTCAGGCCGCTCGAGAACTCCTCGGCATTCGAATTCAGCTTCACGCAAGACGAAAAAACGCTCCCCGACTACACGAACGCCTCGGGAGGGATCGACGCCAGCTTCAAGCGGATCACCGGCGGCGCCGGCAAGATCGATCTGCGCCGATTCGGGATCGACAATCTGGCGCTGGCCTTGTTCGGCACCTCTGCCACCGAAAACACCACGCCGATCGTCGGCGAATCCGGGTTCAAGATCGTTCCCGGAAAATTTTTGCCGACCGATCGGCTGATCAATACCACGGTCGCCCCGGTCGTCAAGAAGGGTGCGACAACGATTCTTGCTGCCGACTACACCGTCAGCGCGGGAGGCATCACCATCGCCGGCACGATCACGACCGGCAGCGTTTCCAGCGGCGACTCGATCACGATCGATTACACGCCGGTCGCCAGCGACTCGGCGCAAGCGCTGATGACCACCTCGCCGGAGGTCTCGATCATGTTCGACGGCATCAACTCGGTCAACGGCAAAGCAATGACCGTGAAAATCTTCAAGGCGCAGCTGGGCGCGCTGTCCCAGCTCCAGCTGATCACGGATGATTTCGGGGTCCTGTCCCTGCCGTTCACTTTGGTGAAGGACAGCACGATTACCACGTCAGGAAAATCGCAATACGCGCTGATCGAGATGGAGTCCTGATGCCGGCCACCCAAACACTCCCGCTCGGCGACCTGCTGGTCACCGTGCGCGAGCTGACATTTGCAGAGGTCCGCGCCTGGCTAGTCGAAACCAGCGCCAGCGAATATCGGGATCCCGTCCAGGCGCTGGCCTTCGTCGGGCTCGGGCTCGACGAACTGGCACGCATGTGCGATGTCTCGGCCGATGTCTTGGAAAGATTCACGGCGAGCGAACTGGCGCCGCTGGTCGAGGCCGCGAAGGCCTTGAACGCCCCTTTTTTTCGGGTCCGGTCGCTGCTCATGAAGCACGTCGACCAGTTGACTGCCGCCGAGGCATTGACGAGCTAGACCGCATGGCCTGCGTGCTGATCGAGCGTGGGCACTCGCAGATCCTCAGCTATCCGTGGCGCCTGTATCAAGCGGCCGTCGATCTGGCCATCAAAAAAGGATAACGCCTCGTGCCCACTGCTCAAACCACGGTCGTCATCACCGGCAACGCCACCGGCGCCGTCAACGCCTTCCAGCAGGCTCAAAAAGCCGCCTCCAGTTTCGCCAGCCAGACCACGGCCGCGATCGCCCCGCTAACCTTCGGGCTTGACAAATTCAAAGCCGCGCTGGCCGCCGCCAGTACGGTTTTGGCCGGCGGCGCCATGTTCAAGGCGTCGATCGGCGCCGCCAACGAATGGAATGGCCAGGTCGCCACCTTGGCCAAGTCCATGGGCACCACGACCGAAAAAGCGTCTGTGATGGCCGTTGCCTTGCAGCATCTCGGCCTGGATTCCGAATTGCTGGGCAAAGCGTCCTTGGAGCTGTCGAAAAAGCTGGCCAGCAACGAGGAATCTTTCACGAATCTCGGCGTCCGGACCCGAGACGCGTCCGGCGCTCTGCTGCCCGCCGGCGAAATCATGGCGGCCGTCAATGGCAAGCTGTCCCTCATCAAAAACGGCGTCGAGCAAAACATCGCGGCGATGTCCGTCTACGGAGAATCCTGGAACGAAATGCGCGGGATTCTGAAATTGACCTCGGATCAGATGAGCGCTGCGGAAAAGCGGGCCAAAGCACTCGGCCTGGTGATCGGGCCGGAAGCCGCCGCCCAAACGCGGGATTACAAAGAGGCCCAGCGCGACCTCGCCCTGGTCTCCAAGTCGCTGGAGATTCAGATCGGCGAAAAGCTTTTGCCCACGATGGTCAAAATGGGCAGCTTCATGAGCACGCTGGGAGTCGAGCAAGGCCGGAATTTCTCGCTCGCGATTGAGGCCGTTTCGTTCGCCGTGCGCGCGTCGATCCTCGCGCTCACAGACATGGGCGACGCCCTGGGCGCGATGGCCGCGCAGGCCGCCGCGCTGCTGTCCGGCAACTTGACCGCCTTCAAGGCCATCGGCCAGGCCCGCGACGAACAGGCCAAGAAAAATGAGCAGATTTACGAGAAAATGAAGGCCGACTTCGGCAAGCCACTGGCGGCCGAGGAAGAGGTCTCCGCCAAGCGCAAGCGGCTACAGGCCGACCTGCAAACCGCGCTCGGAAATCTCGAACGTTTGCGCGCCAAGGCCGCTGGGGAAGTCTCCGACGAAATCGTCAAGGACGACGACAAAGCGACCAAGGCCCGCATCGCCAACGCCGAAAAGCTGCGCGACGCGCTCAGAAGCGCCTGGCAGGAATCGATCGACGGCGCCCGGAAATCGGCCGAAGAATCCAAAAAGCTGCTCGAACAGGCTGGCGACACCCGGCAAGCGGGAAAGGACTCGGCCGCCGAAATCCGGCGCGCTCAGTTCTCGGCGGCCGACCAGCTCTTCCTGAATTCTCGCGACGCCAGAGAGGCCGGCGACGAAGCCACGCAAAACGCCCTTCTGGCCAAAATGGCGGCACAAAACGGGCGAATCGACAACGCCAAAAAGTTCGCCGATCAAGCCGTCAAGGATGCCGAGCGCGCGGCCAAGCTGGTCGAAAAGCTCTCAGACCCGGAAGAAAAAGCCCGCGCGACCGAGCGCCTGGCCGAAGCCAAAGCCACCGCAGACGAAGCCCGCGCCAAAATCAAGCAGGATGAAAGCCAGCAGCTCGAGGAGCGAGCGAAAGGGCAAGCCGAAACCCTCAAGACAATCGAACAGCAGATTACCGACCTGCAGAATCGCGCGGCCAATCTCAAGCTCTCGCTCGAAATCTCCGAAGCCTCTGCCGCCATCCAGCAGATCCAGCAAGAGCTAGCAGCGATCCCGGACGAGACCGTGAAAAAGGTCGTCATCCAGCAAGTCACCCAGCCGGCGCCCGGCGAGAATTCAAGCGCCCCGCCGGACACCCTGACCGGCTTCTGGAGTGGCGGATTCACCGGCCAAGGCAACAAATTCGACCCGGCCGGCATCGTCCACCGCAATGAATTCGTCACGCGCTCCGAAGTCGTCCTGCAGCCCGGCGCGCTCGCGTTCCTCCAGCGCTTCAACGCCCTCGGCATGAAAGCCCTTCCCGGATACGCCGACGGCGGACTGGTCGGCCGCCTGTCGATCGGATCGATTCCAGCCGCCGCCCCGCAGCGAGCGCCGGCCATCTTCAACTTCCCGGAGATCGGCCGCTACCCGGTCACGATGGCCCCCAACGATTTCGACCGGCTGCAAGACCGCTTCGCTCGCGCAGCCCTGCAAAGCGGAGGACGAAAATGATTCCTTTGAAAATCGGCGACCTCGAGATTCCCAGCCGCGCCTCGATGGACCTCGACATGCACTACGAACAGATCGGCGGCGAAACCATCCTGCGAACCCTGAGCGGAGCCGGCATCAAGCAGATGACCTGGAAAAAGCTCCGGATTTCGATCCAGGGCAGCGGCTGGTCCGCGCCAGGACTCCAGGGCATCGACACCACCCTGCAGCACGACGTCGCCTGTATTATCCCGCGCGCCGTCACCGCCGACGCCAGCCGCCAGGCCACCTTGCCAGAGGCACGGCGCAGCGACACCAACGCCGAGCCCTGGGCCGTCGCCATCCTCCAGAACGGCGGCGCCGTCAACACCGGCATGACCCTGGTCGGAAACCTTGCCACCGCCGACGCCGTTCCCGGCGCCGTTCTCTATCAGGTGCTGTATTTCCCCCTCGTAACCTGCTGGGTCAACCGCCCAACAGAATCCGGCGTCCGCGGCGACGCGACCTATTCCTGGGAGCTGATATGCGAAGAAGTCTAACGCGCCAGCGGATTATGGCCGCCATGGCCGCCGGGATCGTCTGCATCTGGGCATCGGTTTTGGTCCTCGCTTTCTGGTCGATCGCCAAGTGAACGAAACCTACCCAGGTACCTCGGGCATTGCCGACCAAGCTGGCATCTGGTCCGCCATCGTCCAGATTGGCGGAACCGACTGGTCCGCGCGCGTCGTCGGAGACATCCAGATCGACGCGGAGGAGGGCGGCGCCCGCGTCGCTGATCTTTCTGTCCGGCCGCTGGCCGGCAGCGCGTTTGTCCTGGCCGACTGGGTCGGTACCGACTTGTCGATCGACATCGCCGACCTGTCGAGCGGCAGCCCCACCTCGATCACCCGCCTGTTCACCGGCGTGATCGACACCCCGACGCTCGACCTCAAGACCGGCATCCTCGCCCTACGCTGCACCGACGACCTGCAGAACTCCGTCGACGCCATGACCGTGGCCGCGATCGACGCCGCGATACCGGGCGGATACTCCAGCCCGGTCGTATTCGACCCAGCCGCACGCGGCTGGGCGCACGCGCAGGACCTGCTCTCGACCCTCCCGGCATCGCTCGACCTCGACCCTGCCGGCACTTTGCGCCTGACCGACTGGGAGCCGAAAGCTACCCCGGACCTGTCTTTCACCGAGGACCACCTGCTGGATGGCAGCCTCGGCCTGTCGCTGTCAAGCCGTCACCAGCTCATCAACCACGTCACCATCGACTTCGGCTTCCGATTCCCGCGCGTCAAGGCCGAAGGGTATCATCTCTCATTTGAGTACGTCGACGTCTCCACCTTCGCCGCCTACGTCGAAAACGAAAACCTCTTCCTACAGCGCCAGGCCGTGGAAGCCGCGATTCACGCCGCCGGCGCCACCATCGACGAGATCACCTATATTCCCATGCCCGACGAGATCCTGCACGTCGCCGAGGTTGCCCTTTGGGCGCCCGGAAAATACGACATGTTGCTCTGCATGGGATTCGACGCCGACGTGAGTTTCAACTACGGCCAGACGATCGATGAACAGTTCGTCATCACCGTATCCGCCCCCAATAGCATTGCCGCCGTCGGCACGCTGCGCGACCGGCTGTCTGGCGCGCTCGAGGGCATCTATCCCCCGGTCCAGACTGCAGAGCACTCGATCATCATGCACGGCAACGCCCTCAGCGGCATCCCCCCCCTCGATCAGGCCGCCCCGACGACCGGCGCAACCACCAGCGTCGACGTCACCTTGACCGAAGACACCGACCGAACGGCCGCGAACACGGCCATGGAAGCGCTGATCCAGATCGCCAAGACCAGAATATGGGGCTCGCACCGCCGCAATTTCGTCTCGGCTGCCGTGGCCCTCAATCCAGCGATCGACCTCGACAAGACCATTGACCTGTTGGTCACCGGCCTGCACGCCCGCGGGAAATGCGTCCGGGTCAGCCATCGGCTTTCCCCGGACACCGGCGCCGCCACCAGCGATTTCTCGATCGCCCTCTGCTCGGTCGCCGGAACCGGCACCAGCCATCCGGACACCGAAACCGCCGCGCCAGAAGGCACCACGCCCGCGACAACCGCCCTCAGCGGCACGCCGACGATCGTTTTCCACGGCGGAAAAACCGAGGACCAGACCCTGGTGATCACCTTCCCCGGCGTCGCAGACGCGGAGCGAAACCGGCATGTCGTAGAAATCGACTCCGCTTTTTCAGCGGGGATTGTCGAAGATATTCTGGAAATCGAATTATGAGAGATGACGCATAACGTCTGAATTCAGGGGCGACCGGCAGCTTTATCGCCGGGCGTCCCTTGCAATGATGGGTTAGCCCGATGGCTGGCCAAACCGATAAAGATTGGAGAAACAGAATGGAAGAGGCGACTTGGATGCTCAAAGTGAACGATTCTGGAGTAGCACTTACCAGACTGCATGACGGAAAGCCGGTGGAGGTTTATCGACGCGTAGACCACGCAAGCGGAGCAATCTACGCAGCGGCTATTAGTCAAGGTTTTCAACCACCACGCGACCTTCGGGTGTGCGATAAACCTGCTGGTTGAATTCCATTTGGACACTGTTTTCCCCACGCTGTTTGAGGCGATAAAACTCCAAACCGCTGAAATCAATCATGCAGTCGTCAGAGTACAAAGAAAGATGCTCTCTGAGTTCCTTGACTGTGATGGATGGGTAACTGGACATTTGAACCTCCTGTGGGGAAAGAGATGAATCTGGCTAACGCCGAGTTAAGGCCGACTGGCGCGGGGTTATCGCGCCAGGTCGCGCCTTGAACGCCGTGTTATGCGTGGGGGATTTATGAATTTTGCTGAATACACAGAGGCCAGGCGCAGCAAGAAATGGGGGATCCCCGTCGATGACGAGGCTATTACCAGATTTGTGGCGCGACAGCCGAAAACTTGCCAGGTGTGTGGGTGCCAAGTATTCGACCCATTTGGAATGACAGTGGTTATTCACGACGTGGAGAAGTGCGCGGCGCATAACGCCAAATAGCCCCAGAAATTGAAATCCCCATGACCCCAAACCAACCCACCCCCGCCGCCCTGGTGAAATCCGTCGACGCGCTGATTTTCGGCGTGACCAAAACCACCCAGCGCAATCGCTCGCTGCCGCTGCCGCAGCCCAATATCCCGATTCCGGCCCGTGTCGGCACGGCGCGCTCGGTTTGACGTGGACTCCCGGAATCTTCACCAAGCTCTACACCGGCTCCGTGCCGGAGTCGGGCAAACGACTCAGGAAAATCGCGTCCTGCCGTTTCCAGGGCCCGACATTCCGATTCCGACGCGCATCGGCATCGGGCAAGCGGTTCCCAAGGACGACGGCCATGGGACCGCGCTTCGCGGCTTCGTGATCACGGAATTTGGCGCGATGGACGGCACCCGCTTCAACCCGTACACCCTCGCCAAGCTCGAAACGCACTACCTCCCGGAATCGGCGCCGTATGCCGTGATGCCCTGGGCCACCGACTGGAATGTGATCGACACCACCCACTGGCACGATGTCGTCTTTTTCTACCAGGACGAGATCCGGATCAACGCCGAAGGACTGCCCGCGCTGGCCATTCCCGTCGCCACGCTGCCCGGCCCGGCCATCCCCTACGTGATCCCCTCGACGCTGCCCGGCGCGAAATACGGCGACGCGCCCACGAATGCCACGCAAAAGCGCGTTTTCGCCGTCGGCCGCGACTACGTGAAATCGTGGGGCGGAGGCGGCGTGACCGTCACGCTCGGCCCGGCCTCGCCCGGCAAGCAGATGACGGTCGGCCAGCGCGCAGACTCGGCGACCGATACCGCGACGATCGCGAAGCTTTACTTTACCGGCACATTCTGGGATTCGCTCGGCGGCACCTGGGAATTCTCCTCCTCGGCCGTCGCGATGATGCTCGCCGCCCCCTATTTGTCAGCGGCCAGCGCCTCGGCGCTGGTAGAGCTGCCCGTCGCCAATTACGGATCGCCCTCGACCAGCAACCCGACCGTCAGCCGCAGCCTGTCGATGCCGGCGACCGCCGTTGGGCTGATCGGCATCGGGGAGGTCGCTCATTACGGGTCGATACCCTACGACCTCAATTTTCTCGCGCTATTCCCGTGGCGCGGCACCCACACCGCGCAGCGCACTGGACAAGAAGCCGGCACGTCCACGGTGACCACCTACACCGGCAGCGCCTCGCATTCCGGCAGCTTCGCCGGCATGGCCTACACCTACACCAGCCAGAACACCAAGACCTTCACGACAGAAACTACCTCCGTTTCTCTGCTCGCTGACTCCTACCCGACCGGCGCAGTTTTCAACGGGCCATCGACCGGCGGATTGTATTTCCTGATGTCAGTAAGCAACGTCCTGACCTGGAGCGATGGCTACAGCGTCGCGACCGACCGGGGAGTCACCTCCTACGACTTCCCGGCCAGCAGCGTCGCCAACTCGACCATCACCCGGTCGACGGAATCGCAGAGCATTACCGGGTCCGTCGTTTTGGGATCGATCACCCTGTTTTCGCTGTCGATCAGCGTCAACAAGTCATCCGGACAGCAACGGCAAATGGTCGCGGACAACAGCTATTACACCCCGTACCTGAACAATCCGTATGGACTGGTCGGCGCCGGAGGAGGTATGGGAAGCGGAGGAGATGTCCAGCTTCGACAGCATGCGAGCCTGTCGGGATACAAAAACCCTGCCGGTTACTGGGATGCCATGCCGGCCGACGCCAAGTCGGAAATCATCGCGGCGTTCACCACCCGGATCGATCTGTTTGGCGGAAAGCAATACTACGACTACGAAGGCAGCAGCGGGCTCCACCACACCAATTTCTACACCTCGACGGTGCAATCCAGCCCGGCTACCTATTCCGCCTCCCTGTCCGTTTCCACCCGCGACGACCTGCTTTACGACGAGATCAACGGCGTCTACCTCTGGATCGGCAGCACGCTGACGGGCTCCCAAAGCTCGGGCGCAGGCACCTGCACCCTGACGGTGACGCTGCATCTGCAGACGCGATACGGCTCCTGGTCGCAGCAGCTCGCCTCGAGAGGCTACACCGGTACGCTGCTGATCGAATACCAGATTGCTCCACCAGCCCCGCCCACCGCCGTTCCCTCTCCGAAATTCCGTGCGTTTTTCTGCCCTCTGCACCGAGACCAGGGTAGTTTCAAGGGAATCAGCTACGTCACTGCGGCCGAGGAAGCCAACGGCGCCGCCCCGGCGCACCTGGTCAATTTCCGGCTGAAGCTGCGACAATACGGCGATCTGTCCAACATCGACGCGCTGAATCAATCCGGAGAGAACTTCAATTTCGTTCCCTGCAACCTCCTCGAGATGCTGTACGATTTCGTCTGGAGTGTGGATTACGGCGTCGGCGCGGAGACCGGAGAGCGCTACCAGGTGACTCGCCAAGACCGTTTCGACGACCTGAACACCTACCTGTTCGGCCCGGTTCACGAAATCCACCTGCGCGATGGCACACTGGGCGCCTGGGCCACGCCGGTCGGCAGCGCCACAGCCGGTTTGTTCAGGACCTGATCAGGAAATCATGCAGGAGTCCTTCCCGCAGACCGGCATCACCTCGGCCGGCATCACGATCGCTGGCATCTCGCTCGGCCTGCACCCTGCGCTGCTGCTCGCAGGATTCTGCGGCGCCATGTGGTCTTTGAGCTTCTGTCCGCCCATGCCGGCCCTTCGCCGGGCCTGGATTGCCGGCATTTCGACTTTCGTAGCCGCCTATGGAACGCCTGCCGTGGTCGCGTCGTTGCGCAGCGTCCCCTGGTGGCCGGAAGCCCTGACCGGAGAAACCGCGCAGTACCCCTGCGCCCTGCTGATCGGATTTCTTTCCCACCAGGTGATCGGCCCGGCCTTGCTCAAGATCGCCGCCAAAAAAGCCGGGGAGGCCGAGAAGTGATTCCACCGACACCGGCATTTGCCGTGCCGATACTCCAAATCATCGTGATGGTCTGCTCGGCCATCGTGCTCATTCTTTCGGAGCCGGCCATCAACCGGATGAGCCCCTGTTCGAGATTCTGCACCCGGCTGTCCTTCCACTGCCTGACCGTGGGGGCAGCCGGAAATATGCTCTGGGTACTGCTCGGCGACACCCCCAACTGGCCGGAAACGATCATCATCGCCGGCGCCGCGCTGCTGCTGTTGCTGGATAGGGTCAGGACGGGGAGTCGGGCGGATCGGTCGTGATTTTTGGGCGGTAAGTGGTCTACTTTTGCGACCTCAGATCAGCAGCAAGGCTCCTTCCTTCCTCTATTTCACTGGCGTTTTCTTCTACAAACCTGGCGCACCGCTCACGCTCATCCAAAATAATCTTTCGTGCAAACTCCAGCAGCGTCGAGTGTGGAATGGAATGATAACCTATTGATTCATATGGATCGAAAAAGCCTTATTTAGCCCATTTTTTGCAACCTGAAAAGCGTTGTAACTTGTTGTTTTTATTGTGTAATTCGTATTGCAAAATAGTCTGCATGGTATCTACTTTGTGTTAGGCAACTTCCGGCCCGCCGTGCTTCGCAATCGCCTCATGCACGATGCGCTTCACGTCGCGGTTCTCGCCGGCCAGTGAATACACGGCGCGCAGCGCATCAACCAGCGCAATCACGTCGTCGCACTTGTCGGCCCACATGCCTTCGCACACGCTGCGCGCGTACAGGTCATTAGTGCATTCGTCGTCGTGCGGGCGGCGGAATACCGGGAACGCGCCTTCTGCGTCGCTGTCGCACAGCACAATGCGCGTCGGCCGTTCGTGCTTCGTCACGTAGCGGCACCAAGCCACATGCGCGCTCGGAGCGCGTTGCCTAACTGTCGGTTCGAGCGGACCCGCACCGGCCTGGCTACTCTGTTCCATCTTCCACCTCCTGTGCGGGCCGCTGCGGTCCGCTCAACCTGGCGTTAGAGTGCTCAGTATTCACAGCACACCTCGAATTCGTGTCCGCACTCTGGGCACGTCACTTCCAAGTTGTTCGCCCGCTCCGTGCCGTTCTCGATCGGTTGCAGGCGTTCGTGGTTGTCCCAAAAATTGTCCTCGCGCAGCAGATCAACAAACTCTGCGCACTTCGGGCAGTCGCAGTTCAGGGAAATATCCCACGTTGCCGTAATTTCTGCTTTTCCCCCATTCATCTCCTTTCGCCGCCTCCATCTAACACGTCGGTCAACATTCGTTATCCTTCGGCTCACCGGACCTGCCGCAAGCGGCAGGCCGGGTTACCTCGGCGTTGTGCGTCAAACCTCGAACTCCCGCGCCTTGGCGAAGCTCACGCAAAAGCCTGCCGCGTTTCGGTGCCCGCCGCCCCCGTACTGTTTCGCCACTTCGGCAACATCCGCGCCGTCGTCTCTCGACCGCAGGCTGAATACCCGGCCTTCCGGCGTGTCCCAGTAGCAGGCCGAGAACGGTCTACCCTTCGCAAGCTCGTGTCCTGCGTCGCTGCTCATCGTGTATGGAAGGTTAGCCACCGGCACGCGGTGCCCGCCGATCACCATGTACCGCGTCGTCACGCCGAGCAGTTCCCGAATGTCCTTGAAGTGCTTGCGCTCGATCGCTTCGCCATTGGCGGCCAGTGCTTCTGGTGCCGCTGCCATGAGCGTGTCCCACACCTGGAAGTCGTAGGGGAATGAAAAGACGTTCGCCATAATCTGGCGCGTGTTCTGGAGCGCAAAACGCCACAGGTCGCGGTCCTCAATGTGCAGCAGGAGCGGTGGCGGGGTCTCGCCATGGAAGAAGTGTTCCCACGTCAGCATGGAGCCGCTGCGGCTCATGTCGAATTTCGCCGTCACGTTCTCCGGCAGATCAACCAAGTCCTCGGCACTCGTCTTATGGTGGTCGATAATCAGGATTCTGTTCGCCTTCTCTGCCATCTTCAGCAGCACCGGGCGCTTGTAGCTGAAATCCACCATCACCACATCCTTGCCAGTCACGTCGGGCGGCGGCTCCTGGTACTTGCCTGGGTGGAAGTCAATATCGCCGAGCGCCTTCCGCACCACCCAAGCCGCCCCGAATCCATCGGCACAATTGCCGTGGTAGATACACATGCTCATTTTTCTGTCCTTTCTTCGTGGTTATCGTTTGATGCACAACATCTCATTCCACCGGACTCCGGTGCAGCGGTTCGACAAACCGTTCGCTATTCAAGACTTGTATCCGCAACGACTCGGCATAGTCGGCCACCCGCTCCAGCGCCTCGTCATCGCTCATCGTTGCTCCTTTGCGCCGTGTCGGGCGCGGTTAACCTGTCCGTTATGCGTCATCTTCCTGCTGTGCGCGTGCTGCAGTCTCTTCGGCCACTGCTTCCCTGATTCGGTTGTAGCACCAAGCGATGCCATCAACGTCGCCGCCTCCATCCACCCATACCCGCGCGACCTCGGCAACCAATCGCTCGTCGTTCATATCTTCTCCTTCCCCAGCAGATGAACAGGGCGTTAGGCATCAACAAGCCCCAGGCGCCGCGCTTTCGCTTCGCCCTTCGTTCCCAGCGGCAGCCAGAAACAGTGCTTGCCTTCGTCGTAATGCGGTTCAACGGTCCAGCTAGGGTTTAGCGCCCGTACCTTGTCAGGGCTTCGCGTGCCAAATTGGTGGTTGCAAGCCCTGCCGCCAATGAACGCGCCGTTCACAATCAAGCCGTCCATCGCACGTTCGCGGCACCCCGCGTATCGCCAGTTGCTGGCCCGGTACACATAGCCTTCGTGGCCTTGCGTCTTGTCCGCAAAACTCACCAGCAGGTCATGTCCATGGCGCCGCAGTTCGCGCACGCACCGCGAAAGTAAGAAAGTCAGCGGCACGCGGTCATTGCCACGCACTAACCGCGCCAGTTCCACAACCTGTTCGGCCCATCTCGTCGGTGGGAACGTCCAAAACGCGGCAGCCACCATCGGCCCATCGCCGCCAAATAGCCCGCCATCTAAGTGCAGGCTTCCAACCATCTGCACATTCGACGGAACGCGCCTGCTGTAGTGGTGCCGTAGCACCATGCCTTCCGCTTCTTTGCGTCTGCCGGTGCGGAAATGGAGCGCAGAGACCGGCATCGCACCGTCACCTGGCAGGGGGTGCCTGCCCGTGGTTCTACCTTCCACTATCTGCGCGTTGTTCATCATTGTCTGTGTTCCACCAAGTTGATGCCTAACACTTCGCTCAACGCGACGGCCTACGGCCGCGCGTTAGCTCGGGCGTTGGGCGGCTCATCCTTGGCAAACGGTTCCGCGAGCAACACCCCACCGCAGTGGTGACAAAAATGCGCTCCATTGTCTGCCGGGCCGCCATCAATGAACTCCCACACCTTTCCGCAGGACGTACACCACGGCCCGTCGCTGTCTTGCGTCCATACACATGCGTCCTGTCGCGTCACGCCGGACGGAAGTTGCTTGTCTGCCCATACGTAGTCCATCACTCGTCTCCTTTCACGGTGGCACCGCAGCCCAACCCTGCGTTGCAGGCGAGGGCTTCGCCCCTCCTGAACTCCACGTTAGAGCGCTCTCGAATTGCATCCGCGCAATCAAGCACGGCGTCCTCCATTGCTGCGCTTCCTGTCCTGTGCAATCTCTCACACGTCTTGGCACATTCTTCACGCTCGATCTGCACGGCCATCGCAAATGCCGAACACCCAGACTGGTATCCTTTGGCAAAAGCGCGCTCGGCAAATGAGCGAAACCGATTCATCGACATACTGGCAATCTGCACATTCCCTGAGAGTTGCTTGCGCACAGGAAATCCCGCGTCGTGTGCCATCAAAATCAAGTCGTTGTCTGTCATTGCGTCCTCGCTCTAACGAGTCATTCAACCGGACGCTGCGCGAGCGCAGCGCCTGTTAATTCGGCGTTCGGCCCCAATACCCACACGCCGACGTGGGTGCTGTTGTTTGGCGTAAACCCGTCGTGAATCGCCTGCATCGCCTTAGTTGCCTGCTGCACCCATGCCAGCACGCGCAGCGGGTCGAAACTCACGTTTCGCGCGCCGTCAGTGCCAACGCTCAGCAGTTCGCCGCGCGGGAACTTGTGCGGCCAGCGGTAGCCCTTGTTGGGCATCGACAGCGTGATGTTCTGGCCCGCCATCAGGGCTTGCGTGCAGGCTGCGCACAGTGTCGGTACGTTCATGTCTTCTCGCTCCGGTTGGTTGGTGCCTAACACTTCACTCCAGCCGACCGCCTACGGCGGCGGCTGAGTTCGGGCGTTCGGCCTCACGCCGTTAGAAGGCATCGGCTTCCACAGCGTTGGTTTCGCCGGCCACAGATCGCCATGCGCCTCGATCCAGAAGCCGCCACCTTCCGCCATGTGCTTGTTGGTCATCCAGTAGCACTGGAAAACACCAGTGCTTCCGGACTCAATCGAGAGAAAACGCGTTCCGTCCTTCGGTGCGTACTGCCCATCGCGCCAGCCGAGAGACTTCAGCCCTTCGCGTGCGTCGAGCATTTTCAGCAGCAGCTTTTCCTCGCCAGCCTCGCGCCAGTCCTTTGCCTTCTTGTCGGCTTCGGCCCAAATATCCAGCAGGTTCGGCGCTTCGTTTTCGCATGTCTCACACATCTCGTACTCCTTCTAACCCGGCGCTCAAGCCTCATAATCAGCTCACTTCGTCGTCACAAACCGAATTTCCGCCAGGGTAGATCCAACCGGCTCCAGACGGAATACCGTCTGCGCGACCCCGTAATTCTTGGCATTTTCGATCGCCCGTTCAACGGCCTGGTCATAAGGTCCGACAAGCTCGATGTTTTGTGATCCGTCGTGGAAAACGGACACCGCGAAAACATCCTCAACCACTCTCTGTGGAATATCTTTCACCTTGCCGAGGTTGTCCTGTTGGATCGATTCCATCTGGGCGAAGATCTGTGAAATATCCAAAGCAGGCAAGGCCGGCGCATCGGTTTCCTTTGCCAAGTTCGAGTTCTTCATGTTTCTGACAAACTCCCTTCCTTCGTTCGTGAGCTGATAGGCAATTTCGTTGGTAAACTGATCGATTTTTGAAACGACGAGCCCCTTCTTGCGGGCGTATGCGGCGTTGTCGACGACCCGATTACGGTCCATCCCCAACTTATCCATCAGCTCAGTGACCGCCGAAAGTCCATCTTCATAAAGCGCCATCAAGATACGGTCTTTTGCGCCGTTGCGCATGGTGGTATACGTGGTGTTCATCTTTCCCCTACAGGTAATATTTCGCCGCACACCGGCAATCGATCATCGATTCAAACAGGGCATCAATGATCGTATCGACTTTCTCAAAAAGCTGTTCAAGCGTGCCGTCGTTGATCAGATCGTGATGAGAGACAATTCGACGTTGCTCCTGCTCGCTTCGGTGATCGCAGTGGGCAGTTGTCTTGGCGCCTGGCCGAGAGATTCTCCAGATTTGCCCGCCGTTATCCAGGATCAATCGTGCCTCGTTCAGAAACCGCACGTCGGAAATGACCACCGATCGCCCCTGTCTTTGACGTATCCGCAAAGCCATGTGCCGGCACCAGAGGTCCTGATCGACGAGATCCCGGCCCCATTCGGTGCCGAGCGACTGCATCAGCTGCCGGGTAGATTTCCCGATCCATACGACCTTTTCCTCTTTTCCTTCTGAAAAATGCCAGTCCCCCAATCCGAACAGGGTCTTGAGCCCTTCTCGCAAAGGGTCGGCAAAGGCCATCCTGAAAAACTCGTGATGGCGGCGCAGGTGTTCGGCAACGGCGTCCTTGCCGGAGTGGGCATTCCCCGTCAGACCGATCAGGATCATTTGCCGCACCTCGCCATGAATGCTGACCATCCCGGAAGCATCCCCGGCAGAACGGCCAGCTGCCGGCCGTTGAAATAAAGATGCAGCCCAGACTTGAGGTATCCGGCAGCCCGATCCACGGCATCGCTTACCGTGGATTCTGGTTCTGCCGGGAAAAACACGGCGGCAACTCCGTTGCGATCACTGCTCATGATGCGGAAATCTCCTCTTCTGTGTAATATTGCCGGAGGATTCCGCCACCGTGCGGCTGATCGACGAGGTACAACAATCGACCGTCGCGATAGATGTTATGGACGACTTTTCCCTGCCTTCCGGTCTTGATGATCGTCACATCATCCCCTGCCGCAAACAGCGGATCGGGTTGTTGTTCTGCATTCAAGTGCTTATCCTTTTGAAATGAGTGTCCAAGGTATTGAGCAGCCGGTTTTGTTCCCACTCGGCCTCCTCTAGCGCTTCTTCAACCGCGTCGAAACGCGCCCGCCACGACGCGAGATTGCTCTGTGACTCGGCGACCATGCGCTCGCAGTGGTCCCGCTCTTTCCGGAGATCGCTCACCCGGATTCGGGCGGCAGGGATGCGAAGCCCAAGACCTTTCCAGTACAGGATTCTGGCCAGGCAGGAAATCGCAGCGCCGACGTTCTGACAAGCCCGGTCAAACATGGGAGTTCCCGATCTGGTCACGAGAAACGCAGAGATCCATCCTGACCACATTTCCCGGCGCAAAAAAGGAAACCGAGCATCCTGCCGGGATCCATCCTGGAGCATCCATGCTGGCCAGCTGCGAATCTCTGCCGATCGCAATGGGGGAGCCGTCCTCTGCCTCGCGAAGTCCATAAACCACCCTGTTGGTCTGTGGGTTTGGAATCTGGATCATTTGCCCTCCATAGCTCGGTAGAGCTTCCTGGCGCCGTCGACGCCGGCAAAAAAGGCGTCGTGTTTGGCCGTGGCCGGAGGATAAGGGCAGAGGATGGTCCGGCCAGCCAACAGACTCCGCAAATACGACTTGGCGCCATTTTTGAAAGCCTCGCTGCGCGTCGTCGATCCTTTGGGAAACCACTCCTCCACGATCTGTTCTGCCCGATCGCATTCGGGCTTGCGATTGTCGGCAGCTACCGGGTCTTCCGTGCTCATGGCGCCCCCTTGTTGCTCGACTGAGCATGCAAGTAACCGGCCCTGAAAGCATCGAACTTGGCCGTTCCCGGCTTGTAGTCAGGGACGAAAGCGTAGTCTCGGATTTGCAGCCAAAATGCGGCGCGCATTCCGGCCTTGAAGTCTTTCGACACCCTGTGCGGCAACTTCATGACGTGCGCGCGGACCAGCCGCTCGACCGTCTTGGAAGGTTTGGATTTCAGCACTTTTGGCTCCTCCTGTGGGTTGTTGATTGGTAGGCAGGAGTCATTACACAACAAGTGTAGCCAAGTGTCAACTAGCCGTGTAGTAAAAGGCAAAAAAAATCCCGCACAAGGCGGGATGTCTTCAGCAGGGTAGGTCTAGCGGTTTCGTCCGTAGCACTCGGAAAAGTGTCGGTCTTCGGCTTCTTTAACCTCGCGCCTGGCGTTGTCAATCAGGCCCTGATGGTATCGGTAGGTCTGTAGCCTGTTCCTGGCATCCTGCGCACTCGCAAGCAATTGTTGGCACCGAGTTTCCTTGGCTGCAGCCGCAACGGCTTGTTGTGCCATGCGGGAATTCTGCTCTCGCTGGATGAGAGCGTTTTGCACGTCGATTTCATCAGCGACAACCCGCTGTCGATAGTAGGAGGCACGCGCTTGAGCCCGGTCAGCCTCGCTGACTGGCGTATCAGCCGGTAAAACAAGCACCTTCGCGTTAGGGCTGCAAGGTTTGTCGGAGTACACCGTGTTTCCGGATTCAACGCATTTGTATTGCGCCATGGCCGAGATCGAAGAGAACAGCAGCAGAGTGACAATTTTCCGGAACATATCCACTCCAAAGGTAAGAGAAATTCATTTTACTGCTGATTTTCATCAGCATAACCACTGCCGCAGCAAAGACAACCCCTAATAACGCGCAGCCTAGGGGGGGTTACAGGTGGTTCTTGCTGCGCATCCCGAAACGCTCCAAGGCGTCTTTTGCCAGCAGTAGCATTGATCGCTTCACGCCATCATCGGCCAGACGAAATCCATCCAGGATGGTCTGCTCATCTGATGGCAATAGGTAAGGATTTCTGGGTTGTTCAACTTTTTGGGTTGCTTGAGTTTTGACTGGCGCCACCCATCTCTCGCCTTCTTTCCAGCGCGTGATAAACGCAGGTTCGACGGCCTGAGCATCAGCCGATAGCCAGCCAACGTCGACCCTGTACTTTTTTGCCGCTTCGATGATGACGGCTTTTGGAACGCCTCGAGTTTTCCAGTTGGTGGCGGACTGATCAGACCCGCCGAGCGATCTGGCAATCTCGGTAAAGTCTTTGGCGCCTCTGGCCAGGCCCAACTCAAGCAGCCTTTTTGCTGTTTCGTGCATACCTCCCACAATACTTTTTTTACACACGCCGTTGCTACACGGAGAGAATGTTGTTAGACTACACTGCATGTGTACTCTACGATCAGCTATTGCAAACATGGGCGGGCCCTCGAAAGTGGCGCGAGACTACGGATTTTCTGTGCAGCAGGTCTGCAACTGGGCAATTCGTGGCGTACCTGCGCGAATACTCCTGGACAACGAGGATTTTTCAAAAGCCCTCTACAGCGCCGGTTACGAGCGCAAAAAGAAACTGGCCGCATGAACAACGATCGCATCCGCTACGGGTTGCAGGAATCGCCGCGGGCGCCTGTCGGCTGGAGCACTGCGAATCCACCGCGATGCGATCACCCGATGTCTCCTCCGCCGTTTGGCAAGTCCGGTGGCGGCTCTCTCTCCCTGCCCGATTGAGTTCGGGCAGGGACCTTTTTTCAAGAATGAATCCTTGGTGTCCATGGTCCGCAGTATGGCCGCAACCCCAAAAGGTGTAGAGGAAAGTAGAGGAAAGAATGAGTTCGGTACATTCCATTACCCAAACAAACCGGATCACCATCGAGTTTCAGCCAGGCCTTTCCGAACGCCACCCCAAGGAGCTGGATTGCGTGCGAGAGTGCGCCTACACCCACAAGTCCCCGCTGAAAACGCTGGCCGCCGACATGGACCTGAGCCAGTCCGACCTCTCCCGCAAGCTCGCCCACAACCCCGACGACCCCAGACGATTCACCCTGGACGACCTTGAAAGATTCCTCGATGCCACGGGGGACATGCGCCCGATCTACTACCTGATCGAGAAGTACCTGACCGACCAGGAAGAACGCCAACGCCGAGCGCTGGCCGAACTCATCCAGCTCGCCCCCCAACTCGCCGCGCTCATCAGGCAAGCAACCAAATGACCCCCTTCCCCATACCGGATAGGGAAGCCTGCCTGATTGTTAAGCCACTGAACACCGACGACGGGTCCTCCCCAGCAGCCACCGTTGAGGGTAATGCGAGC